AGTAAAGCGTCTTGAAAACATGAATGCAAGTGAGCTTGCTGACATGTATGTCCAGTACCGTGAACAAGTTGAATCTCAAAAGCCTGATGCACGTGACTTTTCTAACCAAGAAGCAGAAGCTCTTTACAATATTGTAGGAGGCAAAGACAACTATCAAAAGCTTACTTCGTGGGCTCAGGAGACTTTGTCTAAGCAAGAGGTAAGTATGTACGATGCTGTTATGGAACGCGGTGATCCTAGTGCCGCTTATTGGGCTATTAGAGGTCTTGTTATGCAGTATCGTGAATCTAACGGTTATGAAGGTAAGCGTATTACAGGTAAAGCACCTCGTAATGACTCGGCTTCTTTCCGCAGTCAAGCTGAACTTGTTCAAGCAATGTCAGATCCACGCTATGAATCTGATGAGGCATATCGTAATGACGTTATGTCCAAACTTGCTAATTCAAACTTGACTTTCTAAACCAGCTTAGGAGGCACCTCAGAGTCGGACCTCCTTTGCATATGGCACCGAGCCCGTACGCGGATACCTTGGCTGCCGTCTAGACGGTGGGATAGACCACACACTTCAAAGCTTTGAAGAGAATGCAAATACTTTAATTCTCTTTTTTTTATAATGGCACAACAGAATTCTACGCTGACCACTAACCTGACACGGCCTGGTCAAGCTAACTCTACGGGTGATTCCCGCGCCTTGTTCCTCAAGCTGTTTAGCGGCGAGATGTTCAAGGGTTTCCAGACCAATACGATCGCTCGCGATCTGATCATGAAGCGTACCCTGAAGAACGGCAAGTCTTTGCAGTTCATCTACACGGGTCGTACTAAGTCCGAATTCCATACTCCTGGTAACAGCATCCTCGGTAACTCCGATGGCGCTCCTCCAGTGGCAGAGAAGACCATCACCGTTGATGACCTTCTGATTAGCTCTGCTTTCGTCTACAACCTGGACGAAGTCCTCAGCCACTACGACCTGCGTTCCGAGATCTCCCGCAAGATCGGCTACGCCTTGGCTGAAAAGTATGACCGTCTGGCATTCCGTGCTGTTGCACGAGGTGCTCGTCAGGCATCCCCTATCACCAAAACCGGCTTCGTTGAGCCTGGTGGTACTCAGATCCGTGTTGGTTCTACCACTAACGATTCTGATGCTTACTCTTCTTCCGCACTGGTGTCTGCTTTCTATGACGCTGCTGCTGCTCTGGATGAAAAGGGTGTCACTAATGATGGCCGCGTTGCCGTCCTGAACCCTCGTCAGTACTACGAGCTGATCCAAGCTGTTGGTTCCAACGGCCTGGTGAACCGTGATGCCCAAGGCACCGCTCTGCAAAACGGCAACGGCATTATCGAGATTGCTGGCATCCAGGTCTACAAGTCCATGAACATCCCGTTCTTGGGTAACTACGGTACTGCTTATGGCGGCACCACTGGTGTTACTGATCCTGGTAACACTGGCTCTTTCGTTGCTGAAACCATGGAAGATGCCTCCGGCGCTTCTACTGGCATCAACAACGACTACGGTACTGCTGCTGAAGTCGGTGCTAAGTCCTGCGGTCTGATCTTCCAAAAGGAAGCAGCCGGTATGGTCGAAGCTATCGGTCCTCAAGTTCAAGTTACCAGCGGTGACGTGTCCGTCGTCTACCAAGGCGATGTGATGCTTGGCCGTCTTGCATGTGGTGCAGACTATCTGAACCCTGCTGCAGCCGTTGAGCTGTACGTGGGTGCATCTGCTCCTTCTGCTTTCTGATTTATTCATTAGGGGATCCTTTGTGGTCCCCTTTTTTTTATCTTTATAGATATGACTATTCCTTCTATTGATCGGCCTTCAGAGCTAAACGCAATTAATGAAGTCTTGGCGGCTATAGGTCAAGCACCTGTTACCACCGTGGATCAAACAAACCCGGACGTTTCGATTATCCAACAGACTCTTGCTAATGTGTCTAGGGAGGTTCAATCAGAAGGGTGGCATTTTAATAAAGAATCAAGTTACAAACTAACTCCTCAGGCTGACAAGACTATTCCTATTCCTGACAATATGCTTAGTCTTGACCTTGATACCAAGTATTACGGAGCCAAAGACGTCGTTCGTCGTAATGGCAAGCTGTATGACAAGTGGAGAGAGCCAAGAGAACTAGCTTACACATTTGACTCTCCTGTCTATGTAGATGTAATTTGGTTCACTGAATATTCCGACATTCCTACACCTATCCAGGACTATATCGTTGCACGCACAGCAGCACTTGTTTCTACTCGTATTGTTGGTGACGCTACACAATACCAAATCCTTCAAGCACGTGAGTTAAACAAAAGAGCCAATGCTCTTGAGTATGACTGTAACTCTGCTGACTATACATACTTTGGTCATCCACGTGGTGACAACTCATACAACCCTTATCAACCTTACAGAGCTCTTTATAGATAATGGCTGCGATTACACAACGCATACCTAATTTACTTGGTGGTGTTTCGACTCAACCGGATTCAAAAAAACTTCCAGGTCAAGTCAGAGAAGCTGTTAACGTTTATCCTGATCCGGCTCTTGGACTTGTTAAAAGACCTGGCTTTAAGTTCCTAACTGCTTTACATAACGGTTCAGGAACTAATTATACAACGCCATTCTTTAGCAATGCTAAGTGGTTCTATATCAATAGGGATGACGACGAGATCTACATTGGCTGTATAAAAGGAGCAGCATCTAATGGTGACATCCATATTTGGAATGCTACGCCTGACTCTAATGGAGCTTATGTAAAAGCTACAGTTAACTATACTGGCTCCGCACGTAACTACTTAACGGCTCTTGCTTCTGATGACTACCAAGTTCTAACTGTTCAAGATACTAGTATTGTAGTAAACAAAAAGAAAGTTGTAACAGCTAGATCAGGTCCCAGCTTTACTGCTAACTCTGTAGGTACTGTTTTAATCAAAGCGGTTGAGTATAGTTCTACTTATAAGGTTATTGTCAACGGTACTGATTATCAGTATCAGACTTATAATGCTGATACTTTTTCTACTGATACTGCCACAGATACCAAGCTAAATGCTGATACTATTCTTACTGGTTTAAAATCAGCTATTGATGCTGCTAGTATCAGTGGTTTGACAGTAACAAAAGGCTCTAACTGTTTAGAGCTATCTAGAACTTCTTCGTTTACTTTAGACGCTGAGGGTGGTAGTACAGGCACTGCACTCGAATCCTTTCAGGATGAAGTAGAGACATTCACTGATCTTCCTGCTACGGCACAACATGGTCGTGTTGTGAAAATTTTTAACACTAACTCTGGAGCAAGTACTTTTTACGCAAAGTTCTTTGCTAATAAGGGTAGTGGTATTGGTGATGGTTATTGGGAGGAGACAATTGGTCCAGGTGTTTCCCCTGGCTTGACTAATTCCACAATGCCTCATGAGCTTGTTAACACCGGTCTAAACACGTTTACTTTTAAAGAGATTACTTACACTGATCGTTTGGCTGGTGATCTAGAGACGAATAGTAATCCTACATTTGTAGACAAGACAATTAATGGTGCATTCTTTAACAGCAACCGTCTTGGCTTTCTGACTGGTGAAAATGTCTCAATGAGTCAGGCTGGAGAGTTCTTTAATTTCTTCTTCATTACAGCTACCACTGCTGCTGCTTCTGACCCTGTTGACCTTGCTTGTTCTAGTACACGACCTTTGCAGCTTCATGCTGCTCTGCCTTCCCCTAGTGGTGTCTTGCTATTCAGTCAAAGCCAACAGTTTTTGATGTACTCGCAATCTGGCACATTGTCTCCACAAGACTCTGTGATCACAGGTATGTCTAACTACGAGACAGATCAAAAGATCTCTCCTGTAGAAGTTGGTACTAGTGTCTTCTTTGTCAGTAAAACTCCTTCTTGGTCACGAGTCTTTTCTTACACCCTGCAGGGCTTACAGACTCCACCACAAGTCATTGACATTGCACAGGTTGTTTCACAGTACATTCCTTCGTCTGTAACACAGATGATTAGCAGTCCACAGAATTCTTTTGTGGCTATGTATGGTGAGTCAGACCGTAATGTCTATATGTTTAAGTTTTACAATACAGGTCAAGGCACCGTAATGCAGTCTTGGTTTAAGTGGGAACTTCCTGGTTATCCTCTTAGTATTAATGTAGAGCAAGACGTTATTTATGCTGTTATTCAGGCTGGTAACAAGTACATTCTTTCGAGTCTAAACATCAGTAGCAGTACAGATGAGTCTATCTTGATTAGTTCTGACGGACGCCGAGTAAGTCCCTTTATTGACTTCTATGCTCCTGCTTCAAGTGTTACTAGTATTACTGGTGGTTCCCGTATTAACCTTCCATATAATGACATCTCAGGACTAGATCCTGTCATGCTTGTCAAAGGTGACGGTGTTGACTTTGACTCTATTACTGATTCAGGATTTACGGCTCCTGTCACTAAAGTTGTGGATGGTTCTTCTACATATTTCTTTGTTGAAGGTAAGGATCTGAGCGCACAAGCTGCTGATGTTATTGTCGGGTATAAGTTTGGGTATGACATTGAATTACCTACATTCTATTATCAACCCACACCAGACGGCTCTAGGTCTGATTACAACGCATACCTTCTACTTAATAGGTTGACAATATCCTGTGGAGATATTGCTAACTTTGGTCTAAAGATTAAAACTAAAGGTGTTAGAGGTCAGTCATTTACCTTTACTGGCGATGGCTCTACTACTTCTTTTGCTTTACCGTTTACACCTAGAGATCGTCGGGACATTGCTATTCAAATAAATCAGTCGGTCACAGAAGCTTTTACCATCACTACTGAAGGTGTAATTACTTTTACAACTGCACCGTCCAACAATTCAACGATTGTTGCTTTTGAAGACTTTGTACTGTTAGAAGATACTGCTGCTAAATACAACACATATCTTGCTGACGATGTGTCTATTGACGAATTATCATTCCTTACTTTTCCCGTGAACCAAAGAAATAAAAACGTAGAAATTAGAATTTTCAGTGATTCACCATTCCCACTTTCTGTAGTTTCCATGGTTTGGGAAGGTCAGTACTCACCCAAGTTTATTAGGAGGGCATAATGACAAGTAGTTTTCTAAACCCATCAACAGGTGCATTATTAGGCGCCGGCTTGGCGGCTACGCCATTTTTTGGGCCACTGGCTGTTCCCATTGCATCTGCAGCTACTACCCTTTTAGGTGGAATTTTTGGAGGATCACCTAGTGGTGGCGGCGGCAGCACTGGTATGGGTAAAAAGACCAAAGATTACTTAAGAGACAAGCAAGCTGATTCATTCGACAGTCTTGCTACGCAGTGGGCTACGCAGGTACAAAATCGTGAAACTGCGATTGAGACGTATAATTATGCACGAGAACAGGAATACGCAAATTCCCTAGATGAGTACGAGATCTATTTAGATCAACGTGAAGAGGGCTACAACACTCAGCTAGACTTGTATATAGACAGTGTTGACACGTTTGATCTTACAACAGATCTTAATTCCATGTCAGCTCAAATTGCAATAAATGATTCTTCTCGTGTTTACAATGAGCGGATTATAGAGCTTGGTATGCAGCAACAGCAGTTGATGATTCAACAGGGAACTTTTGATGCTCAGACTGAAATCAGTAACCAGCTTATTGAATCTCAGATGGAAACATCAATTATGTCTGCGAGTTTGAATGCTTACGGTATTCAAGCTTCCACTGAAACTAATTACAACGTAGCTAGTTTTGAGTTAGAGCAGCAAGCATTTCAAACCCAAGCTGATGCTATTAGATTATCTGCTGATGCAGAAGCTACTCTTGCTAACGCAGAGATCAGACAAAATGATATCTTGCGTCAACTTGATCAAGCCATCAGTCAGGCTGACTTTGCACAACAGGAGCTGATCTTAGCTAGAGAACAAACACAAGCTGATGGTGCTGTTCAAACTGATGAAGCACGACGTCAAGCATTGCTTGCAGAAGGTGCGCAGATTGCTAAAGGTCAAGCTGGACGTTCTGCTCAAAAGTCAGTGCAGAGTATTACTTTTCAATCTGAACAAGTGCAGGCTCTTATTGCGTCTGCAATTACAAGAGCTGACTCTAAATACATGTTAGATAAGTCCAAAATTGCTAGTGAACTAGCTTTTGCTAGAGAACAAGGTAAGAGTGAACTCTCAGCTGCTGCTGTACAGCTTGATCAGTCTGCTGCAGGCTTTGGTGCTGCTGCTCTTGATTTTGCTGCTAGAGACGCCGCTCTACTGGCTAATGAAGCACGAATCCAAGGTATGTTCACTATGGCAGGCATTGACCTTGAAAAGACTTCCTTGAACCTGTTGTCTCAGCAGAATAGCTTGATGTCTCAGTTAGCTACTAATGAAGTCAAAGCTGCTGAAGCTGCTGCAATGACTAGTCTTTCATTGTCTTCTATTGAATTTGCTAAGGATAGTGCTCACAGAGAGCATCTTGTCCAGACCGATAAAATTAACTTCAATTTGTATCAAGCTAATCTTGGTGCTGCATCTAATATTCTTAGTGAACCTGTTCTTCCTGATCTTCTTCCTCCACCTGCATATCCACCTGATCTTGTCTTAGATCCGATCCCTGAGATTGATTTTAAACAGATGGAGAAAATAGGAAACAAGGGTATTAAGGCTCGTATTGATACAGATTATGCTGGCATGGCTGCACCTGTTCTTCAGCAAGTTGCTTCTTCTGTTTTGTCAGTTGCTGATCAAATTGTTGAGATCACTGACTCTTTTAGATCACCAACTAATCCACTACAGCCGGGTTCGGTTACAGACAACTTTTTTCCTTTAGACTCTAGCTTTACCCTGCCAACGCAGTTTCAATCTACTAATTATATGAATACTGCTACGTCTAATCCGTTTACTATGATGTCTAATATGGACTTCTCTTCTGGTTTTAATACTCCAGTAGCTAATACACCTTCCTATATTCCATCTTCTGATTTTAGTATTGGTGCTAATTCCTTTACTGAAGCAACTCCATTTGTCGTTCCATAAACTTTTTCCTAACTTTTAATTATGGCCCAACTGTTCTCAGGGTACGCCCGAGGAGGTAACTTTCAGCGTGTTACTCCTTATAGCAGAGCAAGTGCAATCACATCTGGTACAGCGTATGTACGCAACGCTCAAAATCAGATGCTTGATCAACAACGTCGTAACGCAGCATTTCAACATGAATTCCTTCAAAGAAACTTTCAGCTTAATACTGAATTAACTCAAAAGTTTGAAGACTTAGAACTGGAATCTGCTAATACAGAACGTCAACTTAAACAACAGAAGTATGAAGCTGAGATGGATGCTATCCGTCGGCGCTCTGAAGACAAAAGGCAACTCCTTGAGTCTATTTCTGGTATTTCTCAAACAGCTACAGACCTTCTTATCGCTGAACGTAAAAAGGTCAACGATGCACAACTTACTAATAGTCAAGACCTTGTAATTCAATACGGCCTTACTGGTCAAGAATTACAGGAGCTCCAGACGATGGAGCAGACTTTGGTTGAAATGGATGCACAGCAAAGCCCAGTTCTCCAGCGTCTACGGAATGCTGGAGCGTCTGAGGCTGACATCCGTACACTTCAAAAACGATCGGGCTACAACGCATACGGAGCAGCTTTAGGTGTCGTACTGAATTCCAAGGAACAGTATGACTCCTACCTAACAGCTAAGCGTAATGAGGAGGTGCCACTTGGTAACCAAGTTATGTCACTCTCTTCTGCTGAAGCTGCAGGTGATATTAATGCTATTACCGGATTGTTTGCAGTACACAGGCAGAACTTCATTAAGGGCTATATGCCTGGTATGGATCCAACCTTTATTGCTAAACATGCCCGTGAAGGTTTCATACAAGCTGAGAGCCGTCGTAAGCGTAGTATTGCCACCAGCATTGAAAAGAAATCAGTAGAAGCAAACCGTGCTACAGAGCAAAAGCAGCTATTAATAGCTCTTAAGAATGATCCTATTAACGGTTATTCGTCTGAACTTTATCGTAAGTCTGGTGGTCTTAGCAGTAGTACGTTAGGTGTTGTCGGTGAGCGTCAACACGAACTATTTGTTGAGCTTGTTAATGACAGTGTAGTACGTGGTCCCACTGCTTCTAAAGTACTTAACGCACCTATCTTTGCAAAGCATTTAAATAAGACTGTACCTTACAAAGAAGCCTTTCCAATTAAGGCTAATGAGATACAGCAAGCTATCGACAAACAAGAAGAAGACCGTCTTCGTTTTGCTGATAATAAGCGTAAAGAATCTATTGATCAAGGCAAGGCTTTGATGAGTTCCTTGATCCAAGAGTTTGTCAACGATCCAACTACCATTAATGATAGGAGTCTTGATCAGGCCGCAATTGCTGTTATGAAAACTGGCTACATCGAAGGTGCCAACAAAATCCAAAGCCTGAAAAAGTATTCTACTGAAAAGACAAACGACCGTGAATTCGACACGATCTGGTCTAAGCAAAAGGCACTTGGTGTTTTCCCTACTACAAGTGACATTTTATTCAGTAAGTTGTCTCCTAATAAGATGACAGTTGAACTCCAGCAACGAAAGGATTTTGAGGATACTGGTCTTTCTGATGATGTTATGGGAAATGCTGACAAACGCATTAATTCGATGTTACGCACAGCGCTTGGTGCTGCATATGGTAGTACTCAAAGAGTACCTCCTGAAAGTCTAATTGCTGCCAGCGCTAACGCAAAGCGTGAGTTTATTGCTGATTTTAGGACTGCTTATAAAGGTGACCCAGTAGAGGCAGAGCGATACGCAATTGGTGAATTTAAAAAAGAACTTGATCAACCTGAAGGTCTTTACAAATTAAAAAAAATTGGATTTTTAAAAAATGGTGAGCCATCGTTTGAGACTGGTTTTGTTAACTTTGCTGCCACTGCTCAGCCTAAAAAAGTAAGTCCCCTACCTGCTATTGCTAATGCCCATAAAAATGGTGTTGAAGCCTTTCGTAGTGAGTTGTATGTAGATACAGGTAGGGTTAAGCAATACGTCACTGAACTAAACCAAGGCAATTCACGGCCTATCCCTTCAGAGATTTATAACATCAGTAAATCTTTAAAAGGTACTGTCCCCCTTTCTGAGATCATCACTAGTCAAATTGAACTGGCGAAACAAGCTGATCCGTCTATTCCCGAATTCAACCCTGAAGTAAAGAACATCTTTGAACAAGCAGAACAAACTGTTTCCCCAAAGATTCTTTCTATTATTCAACGCTACAACACTCCAGCTACAGTAGATCGTAATTTAGTTTCTTCTGACATTCCTTCTATTTATGATCGTTCGAATCCTTATGTTTCGTTTGGTCAGATGTTGGAACAAGTTGGTGTGGAGGAAAAATTTATCCCGACCTTTGCAGCAATCATGATGGGTGAATCAACCGGGAGAGCTGCTATTGATACTGCTGCGTCAGGTTTAGATCCTCTCAAATTGAATGAGTATTCTATTGGCTTGATGCAGATCAATACAAAGGCTCATATGGATAAGCTGGATGCTCTTGGTTACACAATGGAAGATCTGCGTAATCCAGTTAAGAACCTAAGGGTTGCAATGTTGGTTTGGGATGAATGGATTGATGTTTTGATGAGACAAGGTATGAGTTTAGAAGAAGCTAAGGTTCAAGCTTTAGATCGTTGGGGAGCATATCGTGACGGTAGATATAAAGAATTCTTAGAAGAGGCTGAGCAATCCTGGCAACGTCACAATCAACAAAAAGTGCTACCTACGTGGCAACGTACTGAAAACATGAATCGATGGGCACAACAATGGATTGACCAAAATGGAGGAGCTTGGGCACGATGACCTATTCTGGACTTACTGATTTTGAAAGGCAAGTTGAACAAGCTCGCCAAAATAATTTAGATGTAGAAGCGGAGCGTGAGCTTGCTTCTAAAGAAGAAGCTGCTGCTATGGAAGCTGCTATGGAAGCTGCAGTTGAATCTGGTGAAAAGCAAGGTCCAACGTTAGAGCCTGGTCCTACTGAAAAGTTCAATCAATACCAAGCTCCTGGTACAGAAGGTACTTCTGGTGGTCTTATTGTAAACCCAGTAGACACTTTTAAACGCCTTTCTCTTCCTACTAAAGGATTGATTGATACCATTGGTAATGCAATCGGTATGGTTCCTTGGTTGAAACCTGTTGATGATGCACTAGATAAAGTCTTACCTAAGGAGGATGATCCTGCTGAACAACTTGCACGTGATATTAGCGGTCTTGTAGTACCGGCAATGCTAGGTAATGCAGGTGTTTTGGCTGCATCTGACAAGGTTAATAAGGCAGTTATGCTTTCATCACGTACGAAAGTTGGTGGTGAGATTGCTGCACGTCTTGGCGTAGAGGCTGGTGTTGCTTATACAGCCCAGTCCTCCGCTGAGGATGAAAACATGGCTCAAACTCTCAATGAGACGTTTGGGATGTCTTTACCAAATGCTACTTCTGATGATGATTCACCTGCTACACGTCGTAAGAAACATGCACTAGAAGCAGCTGGTTTCTTTGGTCTTACTGAAGTACTTGGGCTTGGCCTTAACTTCTACAAGAAGACACGTCTTAAGGGTACTGATGATGTATCCGAAGCAATCGTTCAATCAAACAATCGTATTGACCCCGAGAACCCTCTAGAAAGCTCCTACGAGGCTGCTAAGGCAGAGCGTCAGGAAGTATTGACAGAGGAGATGGTAAGGCGTCTAGAAGCCGGTCCAGGTGCTGTTGGGCCTTTTGGTGACATCCGAGATCCTTCTGTAGCTCGTACCGCTGAACAAGCTCACGATCCCTTCATACACAAGTTTGCTGAACCACATGAGACGTATGTACCTAATGCAGGTGCAAACGCCTTAGAGCACAAGCTAGACATCGCAGAAGAGGTCTACAACCCTAATTATCCTTCTAACGGTCGTTCAGTTCCACTGGCTACGGCCAGCTTTGAACGTAAGTTTATGGGTATCACTACCCCTGGTGACCGAAAGGATGCTTTGGATGAGTTGTTCAATACTATTGCACCTTCTGTAGATGCAATTAAAAACGGACAGCCAAAATATACTTCAGATCAGATTAACGATGCTGTAGATGTCATGGTTGATCGTGTCTTTAGTCCCGACGTTGGGTTTGAAGAATTTGAAGATCTTATTTCTGATATGGCTGTTAACGTCTATCAGAAGCAAAAGTATCTTGGTGAAGAAGAGTTTGTTATTGCTTCTAAAGCTTTTAACAAAGCCTTCTTTGAAATGTTTGACCCTAATAGCGTTCGTGCTTCTGCTCTCTTGTCACGAGATCTAGCTGCTTCTGCAACTGATATTGCACGTGGTATTGATTTGATTCCTAACAAGAATACTGCTAACCTACAAGCAAAGATGATGGAAAAACTGGAGCTTATGGCTTCAGAAATCCGTGCTAACCAATACATTGCCGGTAAGTCTCTTGAATATAAAAAGCTTGTAAAGGGTGGCGGTAAACAAAAGCAAATCTCTGAGTGGATGCAAACTCAAGCTGCTGAATTTGCAGAAGGGTTGCAAGCTGCCAGACAGAAGGGTCTTCAAACCGTAAAATCGTTTAAGGAGATTGCTTCTGAATATCCTGAGTACTTGAAAGTTTTTGCAGAAGCTGTTGATTATACTAATGGCAAAGTAGATACACTTGCAAAGCTTAAAGCTTACGCGGATAAAAATATTGGTGTTCTTAAACAAGCTGTGTGGGCTGATCCTGAGGTTCCAAGTTGGTTTATCAGGGGCTTGACTGGCGTGCGTTACAACGCAATGCTTTCTGGTAGATCAGCTATCAATGCTATGGAAGGTAATCTAATGGGTCTTGCTTTAAAGCCTGTTACATCTACTTTGGGAGCTGCTTTCCAGCGTGATGGCGGTCAACTATCCAGAGCGTTAGCAACTTACGGTGGTATCTCTGAAAACTTTAAACGCGCATACAAGCATATGCGTGAAGAGTATAAGTTTGCTGTTACCAATCCTGAAGCTGCCATGATGAAAGGTCGAGAAGACCTGATCCAAAAACATTTGGATAACTTTGAGATCATGGAAGAGATGGATCAAATCTGGCAAAAAGAAGGCCAGATTGGTAAGCACTACATGTGGAACATGAGTAAGGCTCTTTACGGTTTTAATAACAGTAAATATGTTCGTTATGGTTTGAACGCAATGTATGCGTTAGATGGCTTTACCAATTCAATGGTAATGTCTGCTAATGCTAGATCCAAAGCTTACGACGACTTAATTGGTAACCGTGCTAACTTTGCAAGTGGAGAGGATTTTAGTAAAGCATTCCGAGCAAAGTCTGATGAGGTCTACTCTCAATTCTTCGATGCTAACGGTGCTTTAAAACAAGAACTGCCTGGTAGTGTTAAATACCAAGCTGGTGAGCTTGAGTTTAACCTAGATGATGAAGTTGCTTCTCAAATTGCTAGATTAACTGAAAAGTCTCCTATTTTTAAAGCCCTTTTTGCTTTCCCACGTACCGGCATCAACGCTTTGAAATATACATGGTCCTTCAACCCTGTTGGTGGTGTATTTGCTAATGCAACTGGCCAGGGAAAAATGGGTGCTGTATTCAATGCAAAGACAGACGATCAAATCTTAGATGCTTTGAAAATGCACGGCATTGATGAGCTTGACGTGAACGCTTTTAAAGCCATTAAAAGTGAATATATTGGCCGTCAAATGGTCGGTAGCGGTGTCGTAACTGCAGGTGCTATGTGGGCATTAGAAGGTAATCTGAGAGGCAATGGTCCACAAAGTGGTCGTGATAGAAAGGCAATGCAAAAACTTGGTTGGAAGGCTCGTACTATTAAGAACCCTTTCACTGGTAAGTGGGTGTCTTATGAAAACAGAGAGCCACTAACTACTCTTCTTGCCACCGTTGGTGATATTGTTTACTACGGTACTCGTGTTGATTCTTCAATCACTGAGCAGTGGTTCCAAAAGACTGTTCATGCTTTAGTTGCAGGTCCAACTTCTAGTACCTTTTTACAAGGCGTTGAAGACTTAGCATCCCTTATAAATGGTGATGAGGGTGCTTGGAATCGTCTTGTCGCTAATACAGCAACTTCTCAAGTACCTCAAAGCGGTTTAATAAGTTCTTTCAATCGTATTGTAACTCCTCAACTCAAGGATGTTCAAAACGACATCGGTGAATATACAAAGAATCGCTACAAGGGTTTGTTGTCTGGCAATGAATATCTTGTTGACTTGCTTGATGTTTATACTGGTAAGCCTATTAATTACGTTGATCCTATCAACGCCATGATGGCTGAGGTTCTTCCTTTCTATGTGACTAATACTGGTGAGGAAGAGTTCAGATTTAAACTTATTGAGTCAGGCTGGAAAGGTATGCCAGCTATGATGACTAATCCAGATACTGGTTCTCCAATCCATCCTGAGGAACGCTACTTTATTAATAATTGGGTTGCCCAAAATTATCCTTTGAGAGAACGTGTAGAGGCTCTTTTTGACCCCAATACAGCAGAGGGTGTTTTAGGTCTTAAGTCTCTTGATGACTACAGAAAGGCACGTGGACAATCTTCTCAGCGTGATTTTCCTATCAAAAATACCTTTCTTCATGATCAACTTGATAAGATCCATAATGAAGCATTTGATATGGCATATCAACAACTGCGTAATTCCTACGATGAATACACTGCAATTAATACGTTAAGGAAAGCAGCTAAGGCTGCTCAAGAACGTGCAGACATTGTTGGAGCAAAAGAGAAAATTGACAAAGCACAAGAAATTGAGGAATCCTTCGTCAAGAAACTTCGTGCTGACTTTAAGGCTAGTCAAAACTAACACTTAGCAAATGGCTCTAACTGAAAATCTTTATACAGGGAACGGGACTTCCGTTCTCTTTTCTTTTACCTTCCCATATCTTCTTCAGTCCGACGTTAAAGTCACCCTTGACGGTACGGCTACAACTGCATATACTCTAGCTAATGCTACACAGATTCAATTTACAACTGCACCTGCTACTGGTGTAGCGATTCGAATCTTCCGCGAGACAGCTTCTGACAACCTATCTGCATCATTCTTCTCTGGTGCTTCTATTAAGGCTGATGACCTAAATAACAACTTTCTGCAGAACTTGTTTGTGACGCAGGAGTCGGAGTTTCTCGTTAATCAAGCTAACACAACTTCTGATCAAGCTAAGACAACAGCTAACACAGCTTTGTCTACTGCTAATACTGCTTCTACAAATGCTTCGTCTGCAGTAACCGCAGCAAATACGGCTAACACCAACGCTGCTGCAGCTCAAACTGCTGCTACTAACGCTGCAAACTCTGCTTCGTCAGCACAAACCTCAGCTACTGCTGCTCAAACTTCAAGTACTGCTGCACAGACCTCAGCTACTGCTGCTGTGTCCGATGCGGCTGCTGCTGTTAGTACTGCTAACAGCGCTGAAACTACTGCTAACACTGCGTCTAGTACAGCGTCAACGGCACTTTCCACTGCAAATACGGCGTCTACAAATGCGTCATCTGCTGTTACTACAGCAAATACAGCTAACACCAACGCTACTGCAGCTCAAACTGCAGCTAGTAATGCTGCAACTGACGCCTCTAACGCACAAGCCAGTGCCACTAGTGCTCAAAATAGTGCAACTGCTGCCGCTGCTAGTGCTGCTACGTCAGAAAACGTTACTGATGCGTTCACTGCAACCGGCACACCTGCTACTGCAATAACTGTTGACGTACCAATTGACGTTGCTAATGGAGTCAAACTTCCCACGAACGCTAATTCATACGATCAAGAAGGCGCTATTAGATACAACACCACGCTAGACAAGATCGAAATCCGTAAAGGTAGTGGATGGAGTACTGCTGCAGGTGGTGCAAGTGTTAGTTCAACACCGCCTTCACTTGCAACCGTTGGTGATGTTTGGTATGACCACGATAATGGGCGTGCTTATGTATATTATAACGACGGTGATTCCAATCAATGGGTTGAGATGAACCCTAGTTGGAATGGTTATGTTGCTGATAACAGTGTTACTAGTGCCAAAATTGTTGATGGTACGATTGTTAATGCTGATGTGAATGCTTCGGCTGCTATTGCTGGTACGAAGATTGATCCAAACTTTGGCAGTCAAACGGTTGAAACAACTGGTGTGTTTAGTGCTGCTGGTGGAGCGGCAGCTACGCCTTCGATCGCTTTTACTGGCGACTTAAACACTGGCATCTACTCCCCTGGCGCAGATCAACTAGCGGTAGCAACTAACGGCACGGAGCAGCTGCGTATCGACAGCTCGGGTAATGTTTATTTTGGCAATACTTCAGGTGGCAGCACTGGTACTGGTGGACTCCAATTCTCACCATCTAATGGTCAACTTGACCTTGTAAATACTAACAGCGGCAGCTTCATCACTGCTTATAACCGCAATTCAACTTCTCAAGTTTTTAGTGTTGGTGCAGACGGCAGAGTAAGCATAGGGACTTCGAGTGCTGATGGGATGCTTCATGTAAAAGGAGCAGATACTCACGGATCCTTGATTCTTGAGGCCGGAGGAACATCTGGCACTACAAACCTGATGTACCTGCAAGGTCACAATAATGCCGGAGTTGCGATAGGCGAAATTGCCTTCGAAGAAACCGCAACTAACCAAGGCGGCTTTGCATTTAAGACAAATGGTGGCTCACTTACCACCAAAATGACTTTGACTTCGGGAGGGTCGCTAGGGATAGGCACGACCAGTCCAGGAGGTAATTTAACAGTTACTGATGCGGCAACTTATACGCTTGACGTAAAATCAAATGGAGGTGCTGGTGCATTACTAACAATACTCGGTGGCAGTGCATCACTAGCTTTAGGGACGAATAACACCGAGCGGATGAGGATTACGAGTGATGGTAAATTTGGATTTAACACAAGCAACCCAGGTGCTTTCGCCTCAGGCGCTAATA